TTTGTCATTTTCAGATTGACCAGTGATTGGTTGAGTTACAAATATTAACGCATACATAATTCCTGTTGATGTAATGAATAAGATAGAACCTAACGTGATACCTAAAATAAACTTTAATCTTGCATCTAAGTCTTGAGGTGTTAATCTTTCTTTAGCCATTTTGTGTTCCTTCTGGTTCTTTTTGACCAACTAGATCTTCTGGACATGCCCCGTTGGCTGTACAGATTGGTGGTTTGCATTCTGCATTCTCCCAATTTGCAGGATCTTGACAAGGATACCTGAAATGCCCATCATACCCGCATCCCGAAAGAAGGGCAACCGAGGCAACTGTAAAAAATATCCTTTTTAACATAGACGAATTATCAGTCTTATAGAATATCTAGTCTTTCTAAATGCCTGTTTTTTTAAGTATTATTCTTAAATAAACCTATTTTTACGGTTTAAATTAAATTTTTTTGTATTTCTTTTAGTACTAATTCGTTTGTTCTGGTAGAAGTAAAAATTTTATAACGTTCTTTTAAAGGTTTAAAAAGACCATGAAAATTAGGGGCATTTACGCAAGCATCACTGTATTCCTGAAGTTTTTTTGACATAACATACCTTTTTAGAATAACGGGTCTTTCAGTAATCATTTCCAAATAAAATAAAGGTTCATCTTTAAAAAGTTTAAATGTTCCAGAGTCTTTCCATGTTAAGATTTCTACGGTCACAGGTCTATACCACTTACTAAAATCATATCCTCCAGAAATAACTGTTCCATAATTTGTATAATTAGGTTTATGCAATATTGGAGCATTCACAAACCCTAGTACTGATTCTTCAGAAAAAAAAGTATAGGCTAATCCCAATCGTATGGAAGCACTATTTTGTAATGGAGATGGTCGTAAAATAGTTTGTGATAAACCGTAGGGTTCTGTGTTAGTAATTGTAGTTTCACCAGTTTTGTTTGTAACATATTCAAAAAAAGTATCTAACATATTATAAAAAATAAAAGTATTTTTTAATCTTCCAGACACAGCAGGGCATGAAAAAAATTGGAATGGACCAGCATTTACATGTTTATTTTTAATTAATTCAGAAAATAAATTTTTAGGTTCTTGGTATAACATATTCCAATCTTGTGATTGGTCTGACTGCATAAGATAACTTGGAGACCAATAAATTATCAAAGGTTTTAATTTAGTCATTTTTTATTCCAAGACGTTCTAAATACTTCTCTTTTTCCTTCATTAAGTACTCTTCAATACGTTTATATTGAATTTGGGTCTGTTCTTCAGTTGCCTTTATCTGTTCTTCAGTCATTTCTCCACTTAATTCTTTAAAGGTTTGAACAGCAAGATCCAATTGATTTTTGATTAGGGCTGATTGTAATTGTGCCTGATTCCAAAGGAACTCGGCATGCTCTATCTTTCTCTGTACTTTTTTATCTTGGGTTTTAGACATCCCTAGAGCCTACCATAAATTTAAGTGAGCAGTTTTTGCGTCCTCATGCTCAGGAGGCTCATATTAAGTTGTAGGGAAATACTACTTAATAGTCTTTAATTTGTACTTCTTAGCCAACTTGTTATAAAGGGCTTTTAGACTTGCAATTGCTGCATTTAGATCAGCAATCTGCTTTGTAGCAGTTGCGGTGGCTGAGTCATAGGCTGCTTTATCAGCGGCACGACCAACCTTCTCTGCTGCAAGTGCTGCTTGGACTGCTGCTAACTCACCTGCAAGATCACGAATAGCAATGTTCTTGCTAACTGACCCAACAGGAGTTGACATGCCAGCAATTGCAGTAGCAACAGTTGCATAAACAATTACAGTAACTTGACCTGCTGCTGGAATTGCTACATCAAATGTTTTAGTTCCATTTGTTGCTGTAACAGTGTCTGTTGTTAAAGTAGTTGCAGAGGCTGTAGACCCATTGCTTACAACAGCATTGATAGATGCTCCACCCTTTAAGTTTCCAAATACATCGTATCCAGTTACCTTTAATGATTGAGTACTTCCAGCCGCTGCTGAATCAGGTGCGGTTAGTGCAATTGCATTAAGTGCACCAGCAGTTCCTTGTACGTAATATGTAGTTGTATTTCCACGGATAGTTACAGCAACAGACCCTACTGCAGTTGTTTTTGTATAAACAAAAATATCAGCAGTGGTACCAGTTCCTGTACTAATAGAAAGACTTGCAGTTCCAGAGGATGCAGTAACTGGAGCAGTAGAAGTTGCTACGGCTGGAACTAATGTTGCATTTGTAGCAACAGCAGTAACAACTGTACCAGTATCTAAACCTGTTACAGCAATTTTTAATGCATCTGCTAAATCAACGCTGTTATCTGCTGGAACAGGAAGTGTTACAGGAGCAGTTGCCGCTGTGCCTCCAGTTGCTGCTGATCCGTTAACGGTCAGAGTTAATGTATTTGCATTTGCTGATGGAACTAAAAGAACGGTGCTTGTCAATGCTGCAGCACTAACAAGTGCGATTTTTTTCAGTGATATCACTTAGTTGTGTCTCCTTAAAATAGGCTCACGATGGAGTCTTTAAATACCTTATCTTCTTACATCTAATAAGACACTGAAGGAGTCGAAATGTTGTTAAAAGTGTTAAAAATAGTAAAAGAGCAGTATCTATAATAGACGCTGTTATTTTAATACATGTTTATGTTTATATCAGGAGTAACTTTTATAAAGTGTGATGTATCCCACAAAAGTTACTTAAGTTGTTCCTTTTCAATGTATGGACCTGAAGTAAAGGCTGTGAGTTTTGCAGCAATTTCCATAGCCTTCATTGGTTTAGCACCAGCATGTAAGGCTCCTAAAGCGTACGTTGCACCAGAGCCAACTGCATATGTTCCATCCATACTTCTCATAACAGCCAAATCTTGATCAATATCAAACAACTCGCCACCAACAGCCATTAAGAATTGGAATCGTAACCCTTCTTTAGACTTGTCGTGGTCCTCATTAAAGTCGTATCCATTTTCAGTCAAACATTTTCTAAAAGAAGGCATAGCCTTTGCAATCATAAAGTGATAGACATCTTTAGAATCTTTTGCAGTTAATTTTGGTGGATTCCAAATGTGTTGAGCAATGTCGCAAGGAGACACCTCTCCAGAACCAGCAATTATAAAATCACCACGTTCGGTAACTTTTGCCATCTGTGGATGTCGATAGATTCGACCACTGTCATCTGTTACTTGATTATCTGCAAGTAAGATGCAGCGATCTTCGTACTGTACTCCGATGATAGTTGTCATGGGCACCCCTTCAGTAGAAAGCCCCCCAAGAATACCAGATGGTTCTTAGGGGGCTATGGGGGTAAAATGTCCAGTTTATAGGAGTTTGACCAGTTCTGCCCAGGTCTTGGGGCCAACAATTCCGTTAGAGTCCAAAATGTCGTGATTGTCTTGAAATGCAATTACAGCCTTCTTTGTGGCTGGGCCGTAGTCTCCATCAGCCATTAGACCAAGAGCACGTTGAACAACCTTGACGTTGTTTCCTTTACTTCCAGGTTTAATAGTTCCTGGGAAGGTTGGTGTCTCTGAAACAGGGACGCTTGCCTCAACTTCGTTACCAACATAGTTAGGGCGACCAAATCCAACAACAGATACCATGACCTTCTTTTTATTGGATATGTAGCCACGAACTTTTTTACAAACTTCTCCACCATTGCGCTGATCACCTTTTGCAGTTCCTGCAGTATTGCCTTCAATGCAGGTAACTGTTCCATCTCCATTGTTAGATACAACAATACCTACGTGAGAAATTCTATCTACACCATCTCCTGGAAAATCAAAATAGGCTATGTCTCCTGGTTTTGGAGAGGCATCTTTTGCGTCTACCCAGGTACCCATCTTTCTAAATGCTGTTGCACCTGCCACAGTTGAAACTGTATTAGGAACCTTTACACCTGCCTGATTAGCACACCACATAACAAAAGACCCACACCATGGTAGAAAATCAGCCTTGGTAAACTTACCGTACTTAGTTTCGTTATCTTTTGGACCTTCAATAGTGCCAACTTCTTTTTCTGCAACCTCAATAATTGCTGCTGCTGTGCCTTTGTCTGCCATCTGGCTCCTTTCGTATGGGGCTATTGTCGCAGTGTGATAGGTTTGGCACATGGCAAAAATAGTAGAACTAACAAAAGATGAGATTAGAATCTGTGCTCAACTGGGTATGGAACGCTGGCTATTAAAATGGGGCAGTATAGATCGCCCAAACTATGCTGAGGGCAAACGTCAAGGTTGGCTTGAGTTTGAACTAAATGCAAATATAAGAGCAAATGTCGCAGAGTATGCGGTGGCTAAACTTTATAAAATGCCCTGGAACGTTCCTTGGTATACAAATGAGGAGCATAAGAACCGTATTAATCACCCTGATGTTGGGAATAACTTAGAGGTGCGTTGTGTCAGAACAAAAGATGCAATACCTGTATGGAGCAAGGATGTAAATAAGAACGCCATAATTGTTGGCACAAGAATTCACGATCTAGAGTATTTCTCTTCAGTAGAGATATATGGCTGGTTACCAGTAGCAGAATGTCAAAAAGATGAGTGGTGGTCTCAAGAGAAGTCAGGAAACTGTTGGAGAGTTCCAATAGAGGAGTTTAGGGATTCGATTCCAGACGACTCATTAATGTCTTTGCACGTCTAGACGGCTCCTTAGTGAGGAAGCCTCTTCCCTTGGCTTTCTCATAAGGAACTGCAGTTGCAAATTGATCTGAGGTTGCATCAATTATCTTTCCTGATGAATGCTTTAAAAACCAGTGACTAGTTCCTTCATGTTTAATCTGCATTGGAGTATAGCCAGCAGACTTACCACCTAGTGAGTGGTACACCGCCTCACTGGCGACGTAGCAGTGGCCAGCGGTCTTGCACTCGTGTCCACGAAACTTTGCACTACGTAGGTCATCAGTTAGATGCTCTCTAACATTAGAAACTATTTGATGATCGTAGTTGTTCATTGAAACTGCTTAAAGTGAGCGGGGTGAATATTAGTAGGCACATATTCTTTTCCTGTACGTTCTTCATAACTTCCTTTATCAGTGAAGTTAGTTATCATGGCTAAATGACCGCCTTTAAAGTTTTCTTTTCTTTCACCTAATCCTGGCTGACGATAAACTGTCACGGGCACATGGGTAACGCCCTCTGCCATTGCAGCCTCTAATCTATGGTGTCCTTCACCAACAACGCCCCACTTATTAGCGTGATCATATGCAACCATGATTGGATTATTAATACCTTTGCCACTCTTAATGTCTCCTCTAATTCCAGCAATAACTTTAGAACTAGAAGGTTGGGCATCAGCACCAAGGCGCCTATGTTCCATCAAAGGAATTAATCGCTCAGTTCTAACCATGCCAGTAGCACTCTCACTCTTATCGCCTTCAAGATGACCTTTACCGCCTGCTTTTCTTATTTGAACATTTTCAGGAACAGGCATATTAAATTGTCTTTGATTTAACATTATGCTTGCATCTCTTTAGGATTTTTATATGTACGTTTTCTTGCAGGACGTTTGCTGTCCTTACTTGCTACCCAAGAGGAGAATGTTG